AAACTTAATTCAAGAGAAAGTTACGGTCGAAATTGTGACCGTTCAAGTTGCCCTACTACGTCTGTTGGTAGTACAGTAGCTACTTGTATGTGTGATAAGAAATGGAAATTCTCTCAAGTTTCCGTTGAGTCATGCGTACAGAATAGTACGAGGCTTGTTTGCCTTGGACTAGAGGGTTTGATACCCTCCACGGAGTTGATTATTGAGAGTCTTGTTTGGTGCTTTGTCGCAAGACGTTCGTTACGAACTGTCTTGTTTGAGACAAAGGAGTTTGATCGTTTTATTAATTCTATGCGGATTACCGCTAAGCGAATTATTTCACATCAAACATCGGATATACGTGAGCAGACTTTTGTTAAGTTCTGGCTTGATACGTATATGGCACAAGTATTCCAGGATTCAGAACGTCCCGTTCGTGAGTCCTGGAATATTTCCAATCTTTTTACTGGCTGGTGTAAACGTTTTGTTGCGCGCGCTATTGCTAAGCGCGATATGTCATTTATTTATTCCCTTAATAAAGGTTCTAAACAAATGTGGGGTCCTCTTTCTGAGGAGAATGTTAGGAAATCAATAATCAAATCTAAGGATCGATTATGTAATTTCCGTGGTACTCTCCCGGAGGATATTTGCATTACCATTGATCGCGTTGCCCGTTCTATTTTCCAAGAACCTGATAGCGTTGTCGATTTTGGTTTACGTTTTATGCCAAGTGGTTCGGCGTGCTTACAAGCCTCCGTCAAGGACGGGGGGGCGTTAAGTACATTTGAGCCGTTAGTCCACATTACCAGTGATCCTCTGAGGTATTGTGCCGTTTGCCATTCTCGGATTACTAAGACGAATTCTTGTCTTTGTTCCCGTGATAGTAAATTGGCTGATTTTGAACGTATCCGTGTGGGTTCACTTGTTGAGTTAAATTTAAGTGTTAACTCTTGGAGACAAGTGACTTTCGACACCGCTTTAAAGCGGGTCCAGACGGGTCGCTATGAAACTGATGAGGATTATCAGATTCCTATGTTTGATGTAAAGTATTTCCCTATTTATGAGCCTGGCAAGATCCGTAATATTTCTATTATGGATGGTAATCTTGCTACAGTGCTTCAACCTTTACAGGGGTGCATGCTCTCTTCATGGAAACGACAATTTTGGTCGACCATGTTAGAGGATGATCTCCTTCCTTCTGTTCGCTTGATGGATCAGAATGTAAAAGAAGAATTTTGGTGTTCGGGTGATTATGAGGCTGCAACTGATTTGTTGCTTCGTGATGCGACTATTGCATGTTTTAATGCTCTTAGTTGGCACCCTTTATTCGGTATTGGTTACGATTCCTTGATTTTGGGTCGTATGATCTACCCGGATTTGAAAACTTTGAGGTATACCGATTCTGTCGGTAACTTCATTGGTGAGAAGCTTCCTATGTTTGAGGGACAGTTGATGGGTCATGTTTTATCATTTCCCATGTTGTGTGTGATTAACTTGGCAGTCTTGCGCCATTCAATTGATGTTTGGGTTAAGACTCCTATATCTAAAAACCTACCCACGGTTCGCAACGTTATGGAATATAACGATCGAAAACGTCGAGGGGAGCTTATTTATAGGTATGCTAAAGTTAACGGTGATGATATTTTATTTAAATGTTCTCGCGAGCTTTTTGAGATTTTTAAATTGACTTCTAAAAAAGTTGGTTTTAAGATCTCACAAGGCAAGAATTTTTTGTCTTTGGATTCTTGTGTTATTAATTCACAAGTTTATCATCGTGTAGGAGGTGTTATGCAGCGTTTTGGTTATTTGAATTTACGTTTAGTAAAGGGTTCAAATATCAAGGCACGATTAGCTACCCATGAGAAACCTATTACGCCGAGTCAAATCAGTGGTGAACTTAGTAAGATGGCATTTAATTGCCCGTGGTCTTCTAGTGCTATTCCGACGGCTTTTAACCGCTGGAAAAAGGACTGGAAAGACTTCAGTTGGTTTAAACCCAATTGGTATTTACCTGTTCATTTAGGTGGTTATGGTCTAGATATTAACCTTGCACCTTCTACATTTAAGATTACACGCGCACAACGGATTGTTGCTGCAATGTTTCTTGCAAATCCTGAGATGGCTTTATACCGTTTAAAGTCTCAGTCTATTAATTCTGCCAAATACGCTAATGCTGTCTTGCATCCACGTATTATTCCTGGTTCCTATGTGCCTAATAAACACGAGGTTCTTTTAATGGAATCAGATGATTCTTGGTTGGCTCGCATTGCTTATGCGGCTCGTGCCGAGAATGGTTCTAAACAGTTCCTTTTGGAAGGTGAAACTCCAATTATTATTGGTCGGTTTCGAAGACAATTTCGTCTTTCTCCCATTTCATCTGATGGCTTATTACTTTATTGGCGAGCCCAGTTTTTTACTGTTGGTGCTCCCATCTGCCCACCTATTGGTTATATTAAATTTCCTGAGGACCTTGTTTAGGTCCTTTCCGGACCTGAGCAAGTCCTTAAACTACTTATTGGGTTCAACCAGATAATAGCCCAAAACGTTGTTTTGTCGTCCTATTTTCGCATTGCGATGTTAGGGCACGAAACGTAAATATTTACGTGCTAAACAAAATGCCGAGAGACTACACGGCGCTTCCGTGGTTTATCCATGGTTTTGGTTGGATGAATAGTCCCAGTTTATCACTGGTATCCAATATTTGATAAATTTAATAAATCACACATTTGTTTAAGAAATCCTTATTCTTTCAAAATGTCTTCTAAAAATAATAATAATAATAATAATAAAACTATTACAACTTCTAAAAAACAAACCAAGAAACAAGTTAATTCTCAAAAGGGTGGAAGTATGCCCAACCAAAAGCGTTCATCGCCTTTGGTTGATCAGGCTACTTTCCGCAACCCAAGCCAGAATGTAGGTGCTGCAGTTTTTCGTAGGGTTCGACAGATTGGTATCCAAGATTTCCGTGATATTCGTATCTCGGCTTTGATTGGTTATACCTATGTCGGTAATAACACTCTTGGTGCGAATGGTTCCGTATACTTTGTTGAAAGTACTGCGGCCAAGACCATCTTGCCTGTTATCCCAGTATTACTCTCTGATTCCGTTTTGGGTCAGGTATATGTAACTGATATTTTCAAACATTTTGAACGTGTCGTCA